AGGTCGGCGTATTCGAGTGCGAAGCCGTAGGCGCCGACAAGGGAGGAGCCGGTCGATGCGCCGCAGAACGGGGCTGACACAGGCTTCTCGACCACGGCGTTGGAGCCTGCCGTCGTCGCCGTAACCGCTCCCTGCGTCACCGTCACGGAGTTGCCCGGAACGACGCCAGTCAGGAGTTGTACATACAGAACGTGGCTGGTGGTGTCGTTAGCCAGAATCTTGGCTGTGCCTGCCGTTGCGCCGGAACCCCAAGAGAGGTTAGTCGCTCCACCTTCGGCAAAGGTGCCGCCAGAAGGCGTACCGATGTCGATGGCGTGGGTGATGCCACGGAACATTTCACCCGGAATGCCGTAGAGCGTCGTGGTTTCGCCATTCCGCGAGGCGTACTTCATGCGCTCGTAGAACTGGTTGATGGTGTAGGTGTCGCGGTTCCACTTGGAATAGTAATACTCGTTGGTGGCGTCCTGGTTGACGTCGATGGCGTTCCAACCAGATGTCAGGTTGGCAATCGTCGACCACGTCGCCACGGTGCCCGAGGCGGTGGTGTTGTTGAGGTCGTCGGCGTAGGTCAGCGGGACGACGTTGACGCCTCGGCCCGTCGACGGAATACGAAACTCGGAGAAGGTCTTGCCCCACTCGCGGGTCGTGAACAGCAGAGCGCCGTTGTCGATCATGGCCCCGGCAGACTTGACCTTGACCATGAAACGCATTGCCACGCCGTTAGACGGGTCGGCATTCAGGCCTGCAAAAGTCTCGCCGTTCGGCGTGTTATTCCAAAACTTATTGGTCAGCACCGCGCCGTTCTGAATGACGTTGACGACGACGCCACGGTTCGCCACGACAGATATACCGTCGTAGATTTCTTCCTGACCGGAGACGGTCTGGATAATCGAGCCACCGTAGATGTACTCGGAAGCCGGCGTCGTGTAGGCGTCATCCAGCTTCGTCGTATTCAAGAGTTCGATGATGGTCGTGAACTTCTTGTCAGACGGGTTCGGGATCGTGATGTCGAGGTAGTCGTCGTTCGCAGACGAGGCGTCGTCGGCCAAGTCTTGCAGCCAGCGGTGTAGCTCGTAGACGGAGACGTAGTTCGCTCCGGCAGCGCCGTGGGCAGGGCCAATATACCGGATAGACTTGTCAGTCCGGTATTGCCATTTAGTTGCGTCAAGTGCCATATCCTGTACCTCTAGTTATTCCCGCCACCGGGCAACAAAACGACTTTACACCTAACTGATCTCTGCAACAAGCCTCGGCATTAACCCTTTGCTCACACGAGCTACAGCGTGGACTTCTTGGCGGCAGCCCATGCCGCTCCGATTGCGGCAATGATGCCGACCGCCCACGTCATGATTTTTCCGACCAACTTCGACCCTTTCCACATGCTGACCATCTCGTCAATCGACTCTTTGATGGTGTCTTCACGGGCAACGTGATCACTTAGTTCCTTATTCATTGACGCCAGATCAGACTTGATCATGTCCAGTGTTCGATCTTGGTGATTCAGCCGCCAAAGGATAATCAACAACGGGTCTTTTTCGACGTTAGACACATCGGCAACATGCTGCGCTGCCTCAAGCATTTCCTGCTCCAAATGGCGTTCGTGATGCTCAATAGACATCGTCGCGTTTCCCGTCCTTGTCAAACCTGATGTCGTTTCGACAGTCATCCTCAACAAAAGATGACACAAGGTAAACTAACGCACCTACTGCCAAAAAGCAGGCAACAATGCCGGATACCATTGCCAAAAGACGAAGCACTTCGCCGCTGTTGAAGATGAATCCCTCGGTCATTTCAAAACCGGCACATCACTGTCGGTATCAGGGTAAAAACAGGGTCCGTCAACGTTCCGCGTAGAGCCTCCGTATCCTCCTCCGTCAGACCCTGCGGGCGGTGGATTGCCAGCCCCAGGTGACAATCCGATACGCTCGGTCGTGGAGACTGTGGCCCAAGCATTGAACACCCCGACAAAAGCAGCGATAGCGCCAGCGATGGCAGCCACGCCGTCGGCGTCGAGATTGACCGTGTGCCCATAGGCGGAGGCGACGGCAAGGCCGGACGATAGAAGCACGGTAAGGGCGTTGACCAGCACCTGGCGCTTCTTCCACGTTTCGGCATTGGCCAATTCCTCCCCGGCGCGCAGAACGCGGAACAGGTCAATTAGGGGGGGCATTGTAGACTCCGCTACGGTAGTTGGCGATGACGATCCTCGCCGTGGTCAATGTCACCAGCGCGGCCTGTTTCTGTTCTGGCGTCAGCGTCGGAGACTTCATGATGACATCAAGAACCACAGGAAACGCCTTGTTAGACATAGCCTGCAGCGCCTCAATAGTGCTATCAGCCGCACAAGCAGCAGTAACAAAAGGTTCAGCAGCGGCAAGTTGTTCCTTGATCTTGGGATCAATGGTCGGGTCAAGCTGTAGCCCGAGGATCACAGCTTGCGTCAGAGGACAAGCAGTATCCCGCAGATCAGCTAGGTTTTGCTGGTTACTCTGCTGCGTCGTGGCACACCCAGAGAACAACAGCAGCATGAACACGGCGCCTATAAGCATCCCGATAAGGGGCAGGAGGGGGCTTGTGCGGTAATGTGACATGGTCATACCTCGTTATCTTCTGCGGCGTACCGCAAGTCGTTGGCGATGCGACGCGCCCACCCACGACCGAATGTCGGCCAGGTAGAGAGGCGAGCCAGGAAATCGAGACGGGCAGCCACGTAACGCAGCAGCACATCGGACACCGGGGCGGAAGCAAGGGCTCGCCTCGAAATCACCCCGAAGTGGCCGTCGTCGGCAACGCCGAGCACCGCCTGCAACTTGCGAATGGCGGTCTGTATACCGCTATTGACCGCGAAATCGAACGCCTGAAACTTGATGGATGGGTGGCAGGCATCCCCCAACGGGTCCCAGAAATCCTTGCGGTAGATCGCCTTTGCTGTTTCCAGGTCAAGGTTCTTGATGTTGAGCGCCGGATATGAGCGTTTGCTGATTCCGTACTTGGTCTCTCCGCCCGGGTCACGAGGGTCAAAGACATATCCGCCCTCATGGTCGATGAGGCGGTCGAACGCTTGATCAAATGTCAGTTTTTGCATGTCCGTACCTTATCCAGTTTCCCAATAGCGGCAAGCAGGACGAAACCTACCTCAGAAAGAGCGTCTACAGCCTCAGTCGATCCCTCTCCATGCGGAGACAAGCCTTTAATGACCCGTTCCTCGTCATCCCTGATCTTGGCGATACGCTCCCTCATGTGGGCTAACTGCTCAATCTCGCACTTGACCCGGAGTCTGCGGACCTCGTTCATGCTTCATCCCTGCCAGACGCGCAAAAAAGGTACTTGAGATGTCGATAGTTCAGCCAGAACCTTCTCCAGCTATTTGAAGTTGCAATCATGCCCAATTGCTTCATGTTGCTTTTATTCATGGTTTTCTTTGACCCTGGTTTATTTCAGTATATTACCCGAACCTGATGACGTCAGCCATAGTTTCGGCCTTCTTGTTGCCGCCGCGAGCGCCCCCGGTCGGGGTATCCGGCTTGAGGTTCTGGTTCATGGTGCTACCGTCATTGGTAGCGCCGTTGTAGCCACTCCCCGCAGGCTGGGTTGTCGCATTCCTGAACATCGTTCCCGACAATTTCGGCGCCCCGGCAGCCGGCAACTTCCCGGTCAGCATGATTGACGCTTCCTCGTCGGACATGAAGCCAAGGCTGAGGAGTTCGAGCACACGGCTCTGCTTCATTGCCTTGAATGCCTCGACCTCGTTCTTCGGGCGCAGGTCGATGTCTTCGTAAGCAAATTCGACGTAGCAGTCGACGCCATAGAGGCGCACCGCCAAGGTGAATACGCGGCTGTAAAGCTCGTTGAGTTTCTTGCGGACCAGCCCATCCGCAGTCTTCATGTAAAGCAGGGCCTCTGCGGAAGCGATGTTGGCGCTGGCGCTGCCGTGGCCGAGAATCGTCGGCATGGTCTTGGTGCCGGTCGCCAGCTTGCTGTTGGCAAAGCCTTGCAGCGCCTCCCACTCATTACTGAGATTGGTGTTGCCGTGGTCGACCACCTCGATACCGATAGTGTCGAAGACGATCAGCGCATCTTCGGGCTTCAACCCGTTAACCTTGGTCTCGATCTCGCTGACGACAGTGGCCATATAGTCCGCAATCTTTTCCTGATCGTTCTGGAACTCTAGCGGGATGCCTTTGCGGAATTTCTCTTCGTCGATGGTGACGGTTACACGCGGGTGGATGGCCCGCTTGACCACGCGCCTTAAATCGTTCATGAAGTCGGTAGAGAACAACACCGGCTGCAGGGCAGGTTCGAGGGGCGACGCCGAGTAGGGTTCAAGCAGGTCCTGGTCGACCGAACCATAGAAGAAGGTCGGGATGTCGAGGTCGATCTTCTCGCCTGCGATTTCCTGTACCGGCTTGAGGCGCTTGCCGTTGTCGGTCGGGTAGAACTTGATCGCCGTCGTCGAGATGGGCTGCAGGCGTTCCGGCAGGCGGGTCTTGTCGAGGACAAGTTCGACGCCATAGGAGCCGTAAAGCATGAGTTCCTTGCCGATGGCCTCGGACGTAGAGAGCAGCGAGTTGCGGTCGGCGTAGCCCATGTCGTAGGACGACAGGAAGTTCATGCTGGCGATAATTTGCTGGAGCAGTTTGGTGCCGTCAGGGCTGACGGTGCCGTCCATGTTGTACGCGACTGCGGTCCAGGAATCGGTAATCGCCGTGCGCAGTGCGGCGTTTACAGCGGCGCTGATGTCCGGAGAAGCCGCAGCAAAGTCGCGGATGATGGCGCGGGTGTCGGCGCCATTGCGGTAGGTCAGGGTGTCGGTGTTTGCCAGCCGACGATCCGTCAGCGGAAGCGAGTTGGACTCGGACGGCTTCGCCGTCTTCAGGTACGACGGCGTCGTTAGTTGCGACCGTGGAAGCCGCTTCGGCGGGTTAGGCGTCGCCACCTCCGACTTGGCGTCAAGGCTGGTGCGCTGGAACAGAGAGGTCAGGAATTTGGGAAACATAAGCGCTCCAGGGAGTTGAAGCGCTTATATCATATGCTTCCCGTTTTAGGCAAGTGTCACGTCAAGCCTCTCCCACATCACGATGGGCGCCTGGCACAGTGGCCGCACCTTCGCACAGAAATACTCGTAGGCTTCCTCGCGGTCGGATTAGGCCGTCTTGCAGAAGGAATCCCCGGCCTAAAGGCCGGGGAGGTAATCAAGAGTTCCCTGTGGTCGGTGATGCCGACGATGGCGTCGTCGAGGTCGGGGAAGCGAGGGAGGTTGAGGGTCATAGTCCGTTCTTGTTCTTGAAGGTGAAGACGGAAGAGGTTGGTAGAGTAATAACACCAACAGCCGTCCCCCTCATTCTGGCCCCAATGAAGGCGAATAATGATGAATGAATAAGGTGGTCCTCCCCCTTCGCTGATTTCACCCACGTGTAACGCATCTCATTCTCACTTGTATATTGGCGCTCCCGAGTCATATCCATGAAGTGCGCGATGATAGTTTCCTTCATCTCCGGCACGGCAAACTTGATGAGGCCAGAGCGCACATGCCCCATCATGGCGTCGAACGCAGGGTCACGGTTTATGTTAACTTGACGCACCAACTCCCTGCCCTCCTCCGGCTTTTCATCGTAGCGCTTCAAGGTGTGGGTTTCCGCGTTCTTTGAGCGGGTATATACCGCCGCCCAAAGATTCGGGTCGTACACCTGCATCCGCATGATGGTGTCGGTGTAGGGGAGCGCGTCGGCAACGGTCAGGCTGACCCTGTACTGGCGAGTCAATTCTCCCCGGCGCTCGTCGAGTCGCCCAATCGGGATCATCTCGGCGTGCTCCAGTATCATCAAGCCGTCGTAATTGACTGCCCAAATGGTGCAGGCGCACTCGAGGCCCATGTCGAGGCCCATCACCCGCATCATGTTGCTGCCGCCTTTCTCGCTGATGAAACAAGCGGTAAGCTCTTCGTAGGTGTAGGTGGATTCCAAGTCCTCGTAAGGCAGCCCGCAGCCCGTGTTCATGAAGTCGACGTAGCGGGCGTACTCGGTACGCTCCATGACAAGGTCGCTGGCCTTGCGGTAATCAGGCAAATCGCAAGGGCTGACGGCATAGCCGACCGCTTCATACTTGTCATCCGGGTTTTTACACACCCATTCGCGGTGTTCAGGGCTGTAATCGGGCGCTTTTCCGCACTTCGGGCAGGCAAAAAAGGCGCTCATGTAGTCCAATTTCGCCAGTTTCGCCTTGTTCAAGGTGCTCCAATCGATCTCAGGGACCCCTGGAATCCTGATGTCGTGGGGCAAATTCGGCCAACTCCAGTGTCCGCAATGGGTACATTTGACCATGCGAAAGTGCTGTTTCGACTCGTCAAACAAGGCGGAAATACCTCGTCCAGGCAGTGTCGGCGTGGAAAAGTAGATTTTTTCCTTGTATTTGGAGTGGTTCAGGCGGGACTGATACTGTTTTACGACAGTGGCATTGGCATACGAAAATTCGTCCGCCACAACAATGTCCGAGGGCACGCTGATCGCCTGAGAGTCCTTGCTTGCCCCCTTGAAAAACACAAAGGAATGGCCGAGTTTCTTGACCGAGACGTTGTCGACGCTGCTATCGATAAGCCCTGACAAGTAGGGGGAGTCATTGATGATGTCGTTGACTCGCCCTTTGGCGAAATCAGACGCCGCAGACTGTGTCGGCATCACGTAAATGATGTTGAGGGGTTCAATCGCGGCACGGGCGAGAATGAGTCTAGCCACAAGTTCCGAACAGCCTACCTGGCTCGGCTTAGTAACTACGATATTCTTCGAGGTTTCCTCGATGATTTTTAGCTGGTATTCATGCCCATCGAAAGAAAAGGGTTCTCCCTTGAGAAAAGTGTTCTCCTCAAGCCAGCGGGCGATGTCACCGCGCTTGTAGCGGCCAAGCGTGCCGGCCCGCAGGCGGTCCATGTGTGATTTCCAGGCGGCGCTCATTACTTCTTACTTTCAATTAGTGTCATTTCTGCACTCCCAACTCATCCGCCGCCCTGTCGTACCGCGAGAAAAAGGCTTCAACCGCCTCGGTCGGCAGCCCGTGAACCGCCTTGATGAGGGCGGCCTCCATCTTCTTCAGGTTCTCAGCCTCAGCAAGTTCGATCTGGAGCTTCGCCAGCTTCTCGATTACTGCTGACACGCTGTTGACCGCCTGGACGATCTGGTTGAGGGGGATGGAGTCTTCGTCGTAGTCGAGCACTTTGGCTTGCAGGCGCTGTGCGATACGCAGTTGGCTGACAAGCTCGGCCTCCACGTCGACGTCACGTAATTTGGTCGATGGCAAACAAGACTCGATCTCCAGTTTGTACCTCAACAAGGTCTCTACCGGCAACGCCTCCCACCTGAACGTGGGCGTCGAGGTTTCCTCGCCCCGCCCGAAGTTCTTTACTTTGCTTTCATCAATCATTGGGGTTTTCCTCGTCCAGGGGAGGGGCGCCCTTGGGGCCAGGGGGGGGGTAAGCATGATGAGGTTCCTTTGGTATGAGGGAAAGCATTTTATTGATTTTGTTGGTGGGTGGGTAGGTTGACATTTCTAGGGTCAATTGGGGTTGAGATAGTGCTCAAGGATGAGACGAGTCATCGGGTCCTTCAATATCCCTGTCTTGAACGATAAAAGCTCCAGGTTCTGCATCGCTTGCGGACTGATAACGACCTTCGTATTGACAACGGCGTCGTCGGGGACGTCGTCAGCGTTGTAGCGAGCAATGATGGCGCTGATGACGTCGTGGATAGTGGCTTTCCAAAGGGCTTCGCCAACCCGCTTGCTCATTGAGATCGGGCTGTCTTTAAGGCGTTCGTGCATTGCCTTCGGAAGTTTTAGGGATAGTGGAATTTGTGGCATGTTGTAATTGTAGCAAAAAGTTTTGAAAAGTCAAATTTTTGCAGAGGGGCATAGGTTAGGCCCCCGCCATTGGCGTTGCCGATAAGGTTAGCGCGTCTGGCTTGCATGATCTTACTAGTCGCCACGGCGCAGGCGG